CTTCGGGAAAGACTAGAAGAGACAGGAGCGTTGCAGCTCAAAGAAATTGACGTGCCGTTTAGCAGAGAGGATCTGGCTAAGTCTTTCAAGGACGGAAAGATAACGGATTACGGTCGAAGGATAGCTCGCTCTGCCTCGGCCAAGCAGATGGCTGAGCAGTTGCCAGAGATTAAGGCGTTGTCTGAAATCCTTGGCGACATGAACATACTCGATCAAAGAACCAAGATGTTTGTTACCCAGTCTGACAGGACGGGAACCATCGACGGTGCAGGCCCAGGATATCCGTTCATCGGACGGCAGTACAACAAGATGTCCGAAGCTTTCAACGCTGAGTTCGGAGAGTATCCTGTGTCGAGGATGCTCGACTCTGACGGCAATAGCACTGACTATCCAGTATGGGCAGTGGACGCTTCTCAAACGTCAACAGAGCTTACAAACAATATAAAAAGCCCCGACAGATACGGGTCACAACCGGACATAAAGCCAGACGGAACCTTGATCATTCCGCTGATAGGAGCTGCAGATCAGCTTCGCACAAACAAGGAAGTGTTCAAGAAGCTCAAGAAGGCGTGGTTCTCTGCGGCCAATAAGAACATGCTTTCGCCAGAGCAGAGAGAGAAGATAAACATAAACCTAGAGGCTATCACGGGAGAGAAGTTAGACATACTGGACCCTAATACATGGGCAGTTCTTAGAGAGGATACCTTCAAGGGTAGATCCGATTTAGCTGACATAATGAGCGGCAGGAAGCCAGAGACAATAGTCACTGCAAAGAAAGTAATTGAGACTCGCGAAGCCCTTAACAAGAAGCGTATTGATTCAGGTCTTGAGCCGCTTGATCCAAACCCTGTTACCGTGCCGCTCGGATCTCGTAAAGGACAGATATTTGACTACGAAAAGATTCTCTTAGACTCTACCGAGCCATCCCTTATTGGCGCGCCCACGCTTGCTTTAGGTCCGACAATCATTAGGCCGACGCCAGATAGAGGCGCTGTAACAATGCCTGACGCTCACCCTGGGTTTAAAGAACAAATCATGGGAGAGGCGGCTTCTGATAGAATCTTTGAGCCTGTGCCTTTTGAGATAGGCATGCCTAATGTTGATCAATACGGTAGAGAGTTGTTTGAAGCTAAAAAGAGAGAAGGATTAATAGCAGAAAAGAGGCAGTGGGGTCCGCGTGAGTACGGGTACAACGCTAAGCTAGGATACACAAACAAGGGTCTTCCCAGTCAGACTATAGACGAAGAATACTTAAAGCATCTGCAGAGCATGGGCTATGCCGAGGGTGGAGGCGTGTCGTTTGACACCGACGACAGCACGATACTTGCGCTCGGCGACATTGGCGCAGACTTTGTGTCAGGCGTTGCGGGTCCGGTGATCTCTTCAGCCGCGTCATTGTCGGACCAGTTCTTTACCGACAAGACCATTGAAGAGCTGAAGGCTGACAACATTAGGTACAACGAGGCGCTGAACTACAACCCTAGAACCAGCACTGGTCGAGATGTTAACCAAGCGTTTACTGGCGCGATGAGCGAAGGAATGCAGGCTCTAGCTAGGAAGTACGAAGAGAACAAGGACAATCTCGGACCCATCCCCGAAGCTGCAGAATACATTGGCGATCGGTACGGTGAGCTTGACGAGCGGACTAGGTTTGGGCTAGAGAACGCATTTACTGTCGGCGAAGTTGTGCCGGTAGCCGCCGGAGTCAGCGCCCTAAGGAGAGCGACTGGGATGAACTCGGACAGTCCAGAGGCTCCGATTAGGCTAGATCCAGACAGGGTCGCGATCAATGAAGCTGCCGATCGTGCGGTTGACGCTGACTATAGTGACCTGCAGGAAATGTATGAGGCTATGGGAGCACGTCAACTGTCTACGAAGGAGAAGGGCGGTAACTGGCCGCTGGATGATGGAGATAGCTTATATTATTCATCAGACGGACCTAAACTTTCTCCAGAATTAGCTCTATACCCAATCAATCGAACTCCGATACTTAGAGATCAATCAGGACGTTTCGATGCAGATTTTATAAGGGATGTGGCCGGACGCAGGCCGATCATAAAAGTCGCGGACCAACAGGAGCGTCAGAGCCTGCAACTTCAAGAGCTTAGGCGGCAACAGGTATTCCAGAAGGAGATTCAAGAGGGTTGGAAAGAATACGAGGATAATATCGACGGATATCCAGATATGAGCAATTCTCAGAAAAACGAAGTATTTTACAGATGGGTTAAAGCTAACTATGGAAAGGCTTATGACTCAGTGCTATCGAGGCAGCAGCCTGGAGCTGTTGAGCTAAACGAATGGATTAACAAGAAGCTGGTTGGTTATGTAAAAAACGATCTGTCTACGGCAGGAGATGGCATCAGAAAGATGGCCGACGAGGGTAAGCCAATTCATTCTCCTGATCCGTTCAATAGAGATGAATACGCTGGGCTAGGGGATGCCAACACTGGCTCTTGGGCAGGATCTGCCCATGCAGATAAGATTATCTCTCTAGACGGAAAGACAGATTTAGGAAGGGCTTGGGAAGTAGCCGCTGACTTTCAAATTGATAACGCGATGGTTGGTAACTTCATAGATCCGTCTCGCTCGGGTGGGTTCATTGACGGTTATGAGAACATAACGGGAAACCAGTGGCTTAAAAATGCTGCCAATCAAAACGACAGGATAAACTATGTTGGAAACCCAAGCCTTGCGGAAAACTTAAACTTTGATCACCTTGTAGATGAGCTGAGTAATTCTCGAGATCCTGATTCTGGCTTACCCGAAAAGCTTATGATAGACAAAGACAAGCTAGTTAAGATGACTGTGCCGCAAGCCTCTAAGCATGTCGCTAAGGTTAACGCTTGGCGTCAAGGCGAAATAGACAAAGAGCTGCAGTCAATTATTCTCAGAAAACCAAAATCGATAGACGAGGATCTTGATATCTCTTTTACAGAGAGCGGAAAGGGTGGCCGGTGGGTGGAGCTTCCAGACACAATGGAATCAAGCGCTAACATGAAAACTTGCAAAGCAGTTGGAGGAGAGGCTGGCTGGTGTACGAAGCAAGAAGGTTATGCGCAGTCATACGGAAGCGAATATGACCAGCCAATATTTGGTCCATCTCCCGCGTTTTTAACCGTTCTTCTTGATGCGGACGCTAGGCCACACGTTCAAATTAATACGGTTAAAGTTACTGGGAAGGAGGGCGAAGACCTCTACTTTGATGAGGATGAGTTTGAAATAATTAACGAAATCAAACCGCCTGAAAATTCGTTTGATGCGGAAGACGGTAGGTCGCAAGAGTACATGAGAAGAGATCCTGAGTATAGAGAAAAGCTTTCTCGCTCTACTAAAGACTTTTTAAACGAGACAAACCGCTCGACTAATCTTGCTGACGTTGCGATGGTAGATAAAGATTTGAACCAGTTTGACTTATTAGACTTAGCTCCATTTAGAGACGGCGATAAAATACCAATAACAGAAGGTTATCAACCTCTTCAAGCAAGACTGGGTCAGATGATTGGGGAAGGAGATTTTGGAAACGCTGACGGTCTTGGGGTTGAATACAACGCCGTCGCCTTGATCCAAGAAGCTACTGACATGCTTACTACACAAGGCCGTGATGCGATGCGCTTTAAGGAGGCTGACAGGTTCGTTAGCTTTTTAGAGCTGCCCGATTTAGTTGATAAGGTTTTTAGTGGTCCGATGTGGAGCAAACCACAATATCCTAATTGGCAGAAGTTCAGATATGACATCGCTACTCAAAAAGATACAGGGGAGATTAACGGAATGAGCCGTGGAGGATTAGTTAGCGCAGAGTATAATCCCGAGAGAATTAACTTGATGGCTCAAGAAATACTAGCCGATGGGTACGCTAAAGGCGGCTCAGTAACATACAATCCTGAACGAATTAATCGAATGGCTGAACTCATACTACAGGAAGCTTAACGTGGCTGATGAACTAGAAGTTGAAGTAGAGCAAGAAATCACGATGGTAGAGATTCCAGAGGAAGAGCTGGACTTTGAAGACACCGAGGACGGCGGTGCTGTTGTTATGATGGAGAAGATCTCTGTCAGAGAAGCATCCGATCACTTCGCTAACATTGTTGACGATGTTGACGCCTCGCTGCTAAAGACCTCAATCAATGACTTGATGACGAAGATCGAGCGAGATAAAGAGGCCCGTCAGAAGAGAGACCTGCAGTACGAAGAAGGGCTAAGACGTACTGGCCTTGGCGATGACGCACCAGGCGGTGCTCAGTTCAGTGGAGCCAACAAGGTTGTCCACCCGATGCTAGTCGAGGCTTGCGTCGATTTCTCTGCTCGATTCATCAAAGAGGTATTCCCTCCGACCGGACCCGTAAAGTCTAAGATACTGGGCGAGGCTGACAAGGCTAAGGTTGGCAAGGCTCAGCGTAAGACTGAGTTTATGAACTGGCAGACGACCGAGCAGATGGTTGAGTTCAGGTCCGAGCTTGAGCAGCTCAGCACTCAGCTACCGCTGGGCGGCGGTCAGTACATGAAGTTTATGTGGAACTCTAGATTCATGCGGCCAACGTCTGAGTTCGTTCCTATCGACGACATCTACCTGCCGTTCTCCGCGACTAACTTCTATACGGCTGAGAGAAAGACTCACGTTCAGTACATCACCGAGATGGAGTACGAAAAGAGAGTCGAGGCCGGCATGTACGCCGACGTGGACCTTCCGTCTCCGACAGAGCCTACTTTCAGCGCGGCAGAGAGAGCTAACGAAAAAATCGAAGGAAAGCAGAATACCTCTTACAACGAGGACGGCCTGCGAACAATCTTTGAGATATACACCTTCATGGACTTTGAAGACGGAGAAGGCTTAGCGCCATACATTCTTAGCGTCGATAAGTCTAGCGAGCTGCCGCTGTGCCTTTACCGGAACTGGGAAGAGGACGACGATAGGCAGAAAGAACTCCACTGGCTTGTTGAATTTCCGTTCGTACCGTGGCGTGGCGCTTACCCTATCGGCCTGACTCACATGATCGGCGGATTAAGTGGCGCTGCTACTGGAGCACTTAGAGCGTTGCTCGACTCTGCTTACATTCAAAACGTGCCAACCCTGCTCAAGCTCAAGGGCGGTCCTAACGGTCAGACGCTTAACGTGCAGCCTACTGAGATTGTAGAGATGGAAGGCGGCGCGCTAATTGACGACGTTAGAAAGCTGGCTATGCCGCTACCTTTTGCGGGACCAAGCCCTACGCTGTTTCAGTTGCTAGGATTCTTGGTTGACGCAGGCAAGGGCGTTGTCCAGACATCTTTCGAGAAGTTTAACGATCAGAACCCTAATGCGCCAGTTGGCACAACGATGGCTATCATCGAGCAGGGAATGGTTGTATTCAGCTCTATACACTCGCGCTTACACGCCTCTATGGCGAGAAGCTTTAACATCCTGCACCGCATCAACAGCATGTACTATACGGATGAAGAGCTAGACGCGCTTGATACAGGGCTTGAAATATCAGCGGAAGACTTTGACGGACCCGCAGACGTGGTCCCGATCAGCAACCCCGCGATCTTCAGCGAGGCTCAGAGGTTTGCTCAGATACAGGCCATCATGGCCCGTGCTCAGATTGTGCCTCAACTGTACGATCCAATCGCCATCGAGGAAATGTTCCTACGAACGCTAAAGGTTCCGGCGTCTGAGGTAATGGCCCCGAAAGTCGGAGAAGAGGACAGAGATCCGGTAAGCGAGAACGTGGCCGCTGCGATGGGACAGGGCATATACGTCCTTACCGAGCAAGATCACATGGCTCACTTGCAAGTTCACTTGCCGTTCTTGAAGTCGCCACTGTTTGGGTCTAACCCAGCTATCGCGAGCACGTTTTTGTATCCAATGTCAATGCATTTAAAAGATCATATCTTAAATTATTACTTGGCCGAGGCTCACAACGCGGTCGATATAGCCCAGAGCGAAGGATTAATCCCTGAAGAGGCTGAGGATCAAGTTAAGGTAATACTAGAGGTCCAAAGGTTCATTGAAGAGCAGCTTGGATCTACCGGAATCGCTCAAGAGCTGGGTATGATTAACGAGGCTGCGGAGCAGTTCAAGCCTCAAGATCCTGCCGCGCAGCAAGGTGACGCGATGCAAATAGCGCAGCTCAGCGCAGAAATCAAGCAAGGAGAACTCCAGCAGCGCACCGAGCGTGACGGAGCTAGACTCCAGATTGATCAGGCCAAGATGCAGTCAGACATGCAGACTGATCAGAATAAGATGCAGATACAGCAGGCTAAAATGCAGGCGGATATGCAGCTTGAGCAGGCTAAACTCCAGATAGAGCAGGCTAAGATGGAAACCTCCATGCAGCGCGATGGTGCCAAGATTCAACTAGACCAAGCCAAGCTGGACGCATCCACTCAGATTTCTCAACTTAAAATGCAGCAGGCTGCAGAAATGGAGCTGGCTAAGCTTGCGTCTCAAGAAGCTGATCGGCAGGAGGACGCCGAGCTGGCTGGCCTTCGTGAGCTGTCCGCGACAGAGAGAAACAACATTAGCGAGATGTCCGAGACAGACCGCATGAATACTCGCGAGCAAAACGAGAACGCTCGTAAGGCGGAGGATTTAGCGGCAAGAGAGCGCATGAACACTGCGGACAACATGACGGCTAAGGAGCTTGCGGCCTTAGAAGTTATTACCGGCGAGAAGACCTCGCTGACTAACGGCAAAGGAATTGACCCTGGGGCTGACGTTTAATGGCGTTTCTTCAGGGCAACATACCGCACTTTAAGTGCTGGGTCAGGAAGGAATACACTCACAACCATGAGAAGTATCATGGTGAGTTTATTCACGCGATGGCCGTAGCGGTAACGACACTGCCTAGCAGATGTCTAAGCTTTCAGATGATTTTTACGGGAGCTGAAACCTACGACACAGAGGAGCCGAATGTTCACGGCGGAGCTATGTGGGCGAGAATGCCTATAACAGCTCTGATGGGAGACACCGCTGTAGCGGAGTGGCCCGAGGCAATGGCTACACACGACGCTCAACCGTGGGATTGTGCATCACGAACCCATAGCGTCTATGTCCTAGAAAGATGCTCGCCAAGTCCTTGGCTGGCAAAAATAGACGGAGAACTCTATCCGGCTAAGTATTACTTTACTGTTGACTACACCGACTCAGAAGTTGCAGACGATCCAGCCCAGCATAAGCAGGCGCACGTCTTAGAACTTCTTGATGCTGGAAAGTGGACAGGAAACATAGTGGCGCTTCCAAATAACCGCGTGAGGGTAAGTCACCCTGCTTGGTTTGAGTTGGGCGAAGGCGCTCCTGACTTTAGGCCGTCTCAGCATATCCATTACAGCAAGTCTGACTTGGATTACACGCTGGACGTTAATCGAGTTTTTGACAATCTCTATGCAGGGGAAAATAACGCTTAGTGAATATAGAATCTAAATTTCTGAATATCCTCAAGGCAGATCAAGCAGAGTTTGCGCTTGAAGCGTTGAGGAAGCCTCAGAAGCGCGATGGTTTCGAGTACGGCTATCGCGTTGGAATGGTTGCTGGATATGAAGCAGCTATTGACGTGCTCTTAAACTTAATAGATGAGGATGAAAATGGAAACAATGACTTATGAGGACGCGCTCGCGGAGGCTTTCCCAGCAGTAGATGCTGGTATTCGGCCTTTCGGTAGCCGTGTTCTGATCCAAATACGCACCGCTAAAAGCAAGACTTCTGGTGGAATAATACTAACTAACGACACTACCGACACAGAGAAGTGGAATACTCAAATCGGAAAGGTTGTAGCAGTTGGTCCGTTAGCTTTCAAAAATCGAAACACGATGGAAAGCTGGCCTGAAGGAGATTGGTGCCAAGCTGGCGACATGGTCAGAGTAGCTAAGTATGGCGGAGACAGGTGGGAAGTTGAGCTGCCTGATGACGTGAAAGGCGATACCGCAATGTTTGTAATCTTTAATGACCTTGACATCATGGGCAGCGTTACTGGTGACCCACTTAAAGTCAAGGCGTTCATCTGATAAGGAGATGAGTAATGAGCGAAGAAAGAGATGACACCGTCTTGATAGAAGACGACGAAAGTAAAAGCGAGAACGAAAGCATTATTATTGTCGAGGACGATCCTGCAGAGGAAGCCGTAGATGATGATGATCGAGTCTCAGTCGAGGTTGACGATGACGACGACTCCGAGCGTGAGGCTATTCGACAACGACGTCGAAAAGAGAAAGTTGATCGAAAGGAGCGCCGCGAGACCGCGATAAAGCGCGACAAGACTGAGCTGGACTTCTTGCGAGGGCGAAACGATGACCTCGAAAGACGATTAACAGATCAAGAGACTCGCGCCAGAAAGCAGGACCAGTCTGGATTTGATCAGGCAATAGCTCAAGCCAACAAGGAAATTGGCATGGCTGATCGAGTTATCGCCAAAGCTGTTGAAGACAATAACGGTCAAGACGTAGCTAAAGCAATGAAGTATCGCGATGAAGCGAAAACTAAGGCTCAGCAACTAAGCTACAGGAAACAGCAAATTGCTCAGCAAGAAGCTCAGCAAGCCGCGTCTCCTCCAGTTGACGACAGGACCATGCACTTTGCCAGACAGTTTATGGAAGACAACCCGTGGTATGACAGCAACGGCTTAGATGAAGACTCCGCCATTGTAATGGCTATAGATCAGTCTCTAAGCAGGGATGGCTACAATCCTCAAACTGAAGAATACTGGGAAGAGCTAACCTCAAGATCCGCTCGCAGACTGCCCGATCTCTTTGAAGATCACGTTCCTAGTAAGCCCGAAAAAAAATCTCGGAAGGCTAGAGGCGGTCCCGCTGTAGGATCAGGAAAGGAACACGCGCCAAACTCTACTAGAAAAGAAGTGTACATCAGTCCAGAACGCAAAGCGGCTCTTATAGATGCCGGCGTTTGGGACGACCCAGTGTTAAGGACTCGATACGTTAAGCAGTACGCAGCTTACGACAAGAGCAACGTATAGGCGATAATAAAGCACTTGCGTTGTTGAGTATCTATGACACATACTAAATCAATCGCTGACTAAAGGAGCGACTAGACATGAGCAAAACAGACGAACGAGTAAAGAAATCCGTAGACGAAGGACGGGAAAACCGTGCGATGGTTGATCGCGCGCACACCGAAAATCGAGAAGTCACAGAAAGTGAGCGGGTAGAAATGTTCCGTCAACAATTATTTCAGACATCACTGCCTGATTTACCTGAATTACCCGGCTGGCATATGTGCTGGCTTACGACGACTAACCCTCGCGATTCAATCCAAGCTCGTATCCGTTTAGGTTACGAGGCTGTAAAGCCAGAAGATATTCCTGGCTGGGAATACGCTACCCTTAAATCTGGGGAGTGGACAGGATTCATTGGGGTTAACGAAATGCTGGCGTTCAAGTTGCCTATGTCTTTGTACGAGAAGTATATGATGGAAGCCCATCATGACGCTCCGCAAAGAGAAGAAGGCAAGTTGACAGATACGGCGGACTTCCTGCAGCAGCAGGCTGAAGCGAGCGGTAGTAGCATTAGTCAGGGCGACGGTAATAAAGAGCTTGGTGAAAAGCGACTTGGTCAATTTGACCTTGTCTGACGAGCAATCTATTTAACCAAAGGAGTTCAGTATGTCAGCGACTACTGAAGCATTTGGCTTCCGCGCTTCCTATCACAACAGTGGTAGAATTACGGCGAAAGCCTACACTATTGCCTCTGGATATGCCCAAAACATATTCTCTGGCGACCCTGTAAAACTAGTTGATGCCGGTACTATTCAACTAGCAACTTCCAACGGAACTCGTGGCGGCACAGTTGCAGGTATCCTTAATTTGGGTATCTTTGCTGGCGTTCAATATGACGACGCTTTAGGAAAACCAACTCTCTCGCCATTTTGGCCTGCGAGCGCAACAGCAACAAATATTGTGGCATTCGTTTATGACGATCCAGAAACTATATTTGATGTTGAGTACCCCAACCCAGCGGCTGGAACGACTGTTCAAACAGCGGTTGGCGAGGAGTGTGATTGGACCGTAGCAACACCAGGCGGTGCAACCGCAACAGGTTTGTCAAGCACTTCCCTCACAGCTATCCAAACTACCTCTGGTCAGTACCAGATTACAGGTATTGCGGGTGGTCCCAACAACTTGATTACAGATGCATTTGTAAAGGTCTCAGTTCGTATAAATGAGCACCAGTACAAAGCTTCCGTAAACTCAGTCTAAAGGAGGTCTAAGACATGGCTACTCCAATGCGTAGTACGGACTTCCGATCGGTAGTTGAGCCTATTCTCAACGAAGTATTTGACGGAGTTTATGAACAAAGAGCTGACGAATGGAAGGCGGTTTTCCGCGAGCAGAAAGGTATTCCACGCAACTATCATGAAGAACCCGTTCTTTATGGTTTTGGTGCGGCACCTGAGCTTCCAGACGGTATGGCTGTAACTTACCAATCAGGCGGCATCTTGTTTGTGCAGCGTTATCTTTATCACGTCTACGGCCTTGCTTTTGCACTGACCAAAGTCTTGGTTGAAGATGGCGATCACATCCGTATCGGTCAAACTTACGCTAAGCACTTGGCGCAATCTTTGATTGAGACGAAAGAGACGCTAACGGCTAACATCATGAACCGTGCGTTTAACGCAGCCTTTACAGGTGGTGATGGTGTGTCGTTGAGCAGTAATGCTCACCCGATTGTCAACGGAACTTTCAGCAACGTACTTAACGTCGCTGCTGCACTTTCTCAGACTTCTCTTGAGCAGATGCTCATTCAAATCCGCAACGCTGTTGACAACAACGGCAAGCGTATTCGTTTGACGCCTACTCAGATTGTTACTGGCCCAAGCAATGTTTTCCAAGCGGAAACTCTGCTCAAGTCAGTGCTGAGAAGCGGAACGGCTGACAACGACATCAACGCCATCAAGTCGATGGGTTTGTTGGCGGACGGTCAGGCTAACCTTTCCCGTATTACTTCTACCACCGCATGGTGGGTACAGACTGACGCGCCTGAAGGCTTAAAGCTTCTCATGCGTCGTGGTCTAGAGAAGTCTATGGAAGGCGACTTTGCAACGGACTCTATGCGCTATAAAGCGACAGAGCGTTACACTGTTGGCTGGACAGATCCTCGCGGTGTGTTCGGTACGGCTGGTGTGTAAGTAAGTGTCCTCCCTAACCTCAAGATTTTTTTGTACTCCCATTTTTGCTTGAGGTTGGGGAGAGTTTTACCAAATTTAATTTTGTTGCTGACAGTCTAAGACTGACGACATGCAGACAGCGGCAAGATCTTTTAACTCGCATGTGAGGAATTTATTATGGGTTCTACTACTTTTTCAGGTCCAATTAAAGCAGGCACAATCGCAGCAACTACAGGTACGACATTAGGTTCTGACATGAAAAACGTAGGGCAGGTCGTAATGGCTCAGTCCTACCAGTTTGGAACAGAGAGCGGCGCTCAAACAGCTACCGCTACGGGATTAGTGATACCCGCTAAATCTCAAATAATTGACGTGGTTATTGATGTTGTTGAAGTTATGGCAGGCGCAACTTGTGTTTTGAGTATCGGCGACACTGTAGCGGGTAACGCTGCAATAATTAACGGCTACAGTGTTACTGTCGCTGGTGGGACTGGGCGTAGATATCCTACGACAAACGCAGGTGGTTCTCTTTTGTGGGACAATACAGGAAACAACGATATTTCTGTAACTGTGACAACAACAGGCGCTACTACAAATGGCACTATTCGCTTCACAATTCTTTATCAACAAGCGGTCAACTACTCTGCTTACGCCTCCTAACTCTTAATCTTAATAAAAAGGAGGATTGGTTATGAGACCAGTAAAGATAGGGACGCTAACACCGTTAGACACTGCTCCTGCGTTTTTCAATGCACAGGGCTTTACTAGCACTGGCGCGGCTGTGGCCCCGACCACTACTAGTACCACTGACGGCTTAGCGCACAAAGTCACTTTAACTGCTCCTGTTCAGGCTACGTTGGCCGGAATTACTTTTACAATTATCGGCACTGATGGCGGGAGCAATCCTGTTCAAGAAAGTTTGATAGGGCCGGCAAGTGGCGCGACTGTTGCTACAAGCCGTCAGTTTAAGACTATTGTTTCTATTCAGCCCAGCGCGACTATGGGCGCAGGCGCAGGAGCATTAACTCTTGCGGTTGGTATTTTAGCGAATGAAGCCACAACAGCGTGGGTTAATTTAGAAAACACCACGACATCTCCGATGATATTTGTTCACGTTACAGGCACTATTAATTACACAGTGTTTCAAACGCCAGCCAATATTTTTGATGATTACACTCAAGATATTAACGATTCTGAGTTTTACTTAAATTTAGGCGCTCCTATTACGGATTTGACTACTAAAACAACAGATACGTTGGCTAACGGAAATCCAAGCTGTCGAGCTGTATTGTTGAGAGTTAACTCATTCACCGCAGGAGCTACCATTACATTCTATGTAAATAGTGCCGGAGGCGGTTACTAGTGACTATTAACTATACGGACGAATTTGAGTTCCCTTCGGACTTTGGATTTACTAAGTCATCTACTCCAAAGAAAATGAGTCGTGGCGGAAGAAATCTTCGGGACGAAGAAGCTCGCGTTATTGGCGTTCAAGACAACGCTTCTGACGAAATGCGTAGAGTTAAAAGGCGCAAGCCAAAGGACGCTGCAGAGCGCAGAGATAAGCGCGCTCAAGAAGCTAGAGTTGGCTCTCGCGAGCGAAATGCTCGGGATGAAATGGGTCGTTTGCGAGATGAGGCAAAGCAAGGCTTCAGAGCGGCAGAAGGAGGCTCAAAAAAAGATTGGATTAAAGGCGCTGTAAAGAAACCAGGTGCTCTGCGCGAGTATATGGATGTCAAAGAGGGCCAACCGATCCCTAAAGGCAAGATAAATAAGGTTGCATCTGGGAAACCAGCAACTGCAGGCGGTCCAAAGCCGTCAGCTAAAACAATGAAGCGAGCTAATCTCGCTAAATCATTTTCTAAGATGAATTAGGTGAATTAATATGATGAAGAGCAAAGGTTACGCGAAAGGCGGGATGAAGCAGGGCTACAATGATCGTTTAGACGACTCTATGGGCGCTCGAAATGGCAAGAAAAGCCAGCCAATGAAAGCTCGACGAAATGAAAGCAGGGGCATGGAGAAATCTATGGGAAACCGAGCTAATTCAGGTAATAAGAGCAGTGCTCAAGGCTATAGCAAGGGCGGATCAGTCACAGGCTTTACCAACATGGGAACCATGAAGAACCACTGGTAAAACTAGCTACCATTCTTCAGAGGGTGTGCTGTATCAGCAACCATAATAGTTAAAATTTATGTGGAAACGATATGGCGTACTCAGGCAACATTGGCGTAAAAACATTCAACGCCCTGAAAGTGATCGATCATGCTTTTAGGAGATGTCGCCTACCAGCTCAAGCAATAACGTCAGAGATGCAAGAGTACGCTCTTGATTCTCTGTCGTTTATGCTCGACGAGCTTGCAAACATTAGGACGCCTGCTTGGTGCGTAGAGCAGCAAATCCTGCCGCTTTACGAGAACAATCAAATTGTTACGCTGCCAAAAGGCACGATAGATGTTCTTAATTTAAACCTGAACGTGCTTCAGGAGTTGAGCGGAACTGTTACAGCCGTTAATACTTCCTATTTAGTCAACTTTACTACGCCAACAATTGTTAATTTTATTGGCATAAAGTGGTCCGCAGCAGCTATTCCCGTCACTTTTCAGACAAGTCCAGACAATATTACTTGGACTGACGTCGGAACCTCTACTAGCCTAGATTTATCGACTAATTTGACGGCAGTTGCTGGAAACATCACTTGGACTCAAATAACTGGCGCTTTAGCGAGGCAATACTTCAGGATAGTGCCTACTGACGGCGCTTCAACAATTTCTTATACGTCAATAACGCTAGGAAATATGCCTCAAGCCATCCCTTTAGGGATCTTGAGCAGAGATAATTACGTCAATCAGAGTAATTTGGTCTTTTCTGGGCGTCCGAGCAGTTTTTATTATCAGCGCGATATACCGCAGCCGTTAGTTAACCTATGGCCTGCCCCAAACGCTGCTTCTGAAAAATATCAGTTAGTTCTTTGGCGACATCGTCAGATTATGGACACAGATAATTTGCAGCAGGAGATAGAGATACCTAATCGCTGGCTTGAAGCGATAATTAACGGATTGGCCTCTAGAGTGTGCGCTGAAACGCCTTCTGCTGACGCTGCTCTAATGCCAATGCTTGAGGCTAAAGCTGCTCAGAGCGTACAGAGAGCTTGGGACGGTGACAATGATGGATCTCCGATTCAAATCAACCCAGGTATAGGAGCTTACACCGCGTGAGCGTTTATCTTGACCCTCAAGGACAGCCAACATTCGGACTCGCTATATGCGCTCGATGTTCTCGGAATTTTTTCCTAGCTGACCTGTCTCCTGATCCTAACTTTCCAGGACTTATGGTTTGTGCCGCTGACAAAGATGAGTACGACCCTTATCTTTTGCCTCCGCGCCGTCCTGATCAAATTGTCTTGCCATTTACTCGGCCAGACACAAATATAGACACGCACCCGTCGGGAGTCATTCAAGAGGCCGGCGATGAGTTTATTGTCACTGAAGACGGCAATAAATTTTTGGAGATGGATTAATGACCGTAGATGTTCCTAGTAATTTAATACCTAGCAGGGTAACTCAGTTACCCGTAGCTCCAGAGGCATCGCCTGACGGACTGCTTCTTTTTACTTATCAAGGCGTAAGCTATCAGGTCCGCGCTGGAGACTTGCTTCAAGTTGCAGGCGTTCCAACGACTCGACAAGTTATTGCCGGAACCGCCCTGACAGGCGGCGGATCGTTAGCCAATAACGTGACGCTAAGCGTTGCGAACGGAGGTATCGGGACTACGCAACTAGCGACAAGCGGAGCTGCTGCGGGAACTTATGGTAGCGGAACCGCTATTCCCGTTGTGACCGTAGACGCCACAGGGCGCATCACAGCGATAAGCTCTGTTGCGGCCACACTAACGGGCTATGTCCCTATAAGCCGCCAGATCATAGCCGGAGCAGGCTTAGAAGGCGGAGGCAACCTTAACGCTAACGTAACTTTGACCGCTGACTTTGAAGACACGGCACCTCTGACGGGAACTACTAACGGTTCAGCGGGTACTTTAAACGAGCTTTCTAGGGGAGATCACCGGCACCCTCCTGTAGACCTCAATAATCAAGATCAAATTGACGGTACGCTGCCGATCGACCAAGGCGGCACAGGAAGGTCAAACACTAACACGCCAGGTGGCGTTGCTTACGGCGGCGGAAATGACATTAGCCTCAGTGTTGTAGGGCTTTCTGGGCAAGTGCTAGTTTCCGGCGGAGCCGGAGCGCCGACATGGGGGTCTGCTTTAATTGCGACCGATCAGCCGGCAAACGTGTTCTACGGAGGACCAGCGGCTGGAGCTGACGCTCCTACATCCTTTAGGACGATGGTCAACGCTGATCTTCCGGCTTCTGGTGTAACGGCTGGGACTTACGGTAGCTCATCGTTAATACCTGTCGTTACTGTGGATGCCAAAGGCGTAGTAACCGGCGTTTCAACGACTGCTTTTCAGACAGGATTGTCGTATCAAGGCACTTGGAACGCGACCACAAACACTCCGACTTTGGCTTCTGGAGCAGGAGTTCAAGGCTATTACTACATTGTTGCTGTAGCAGGCACGACTAATCTAGACGGTATAACCGACTGGGCCGTGGGTGACTGGGCTGTATTTAGCGGCGCTGTCTGGCAGAAACTTGATCAGTCCAACACTGTTGTGTCGGTGAACGGTCAGACAGGCGTTGTTGTCTTAACTGCGGCAAATGTGGGCGCAGCCGCAACTGACGGAACTGGCGCTACGGGAACTTGGAATATATCAATATCTGGAACGGCTGCAAGCGCAACTACGGCTACGAGCGCAAACAACGTCCTTGGGGGGGCTGCCAATCGCATAGTATATAATACAGGCTCTGGGGCGAGTAATTTTTTAGCAGCTCCCACAGTAACTAACACCTTTTTAAAATGGAATGGCGCTGCTTTTGTTTGGACTTCTGCTGTTACCTCTGCTGTTGCATCTTTCAGTGGGGGGAGCACAGGATTTACTCCAAATACTGGAACCACTGGAGATATTACTTTAGCGGGAACCTTAGTCGCAGGAAATGGCGGTACAGGATTGACAGCGGCGGGTACGAGCGGAAATGTCCTAACCTCGGACGGCACAAATTGGACCTCGGCCACACCAGCGGTTGGAGTGACTACTGACGACGTGATTGCATTAGCGATTGCATTAGGATAGGAGAAATAAATGGCTAACGTATTTGCACGAAAACTATCTACGGGAGTTGGCACCGCGTTGACTGCTGTAGGCGGTTATGTTGTTGGGTCTTCAACTCAAACAACGGTGATCGGCTTGACCGTATCAAACACAACCGCGTCAACAGTAGATGTAGACGTGACATTAAACAATGGATCAACTGACTTTTACTTAGTAAAAAACGCGCCCGTTCCTGTTGGCGGCGCTCTCGTCCCTATTGGCGGAAACCAAAAAATAGTGCTTGTCACGGGAGACTCTATAAAGGTTAACTCAAGCGCGGCTTCTTCGATTGATGCAGTGCTGAGCGTTCTGGAGATAACCTAATGTCTGATCTTTCGTACATCGGCAATCAACCTAGCTCTGTACCTCTGACATCGGACCAACTGCCAGACGGTATTGTCACTACTCCAAAGATAGCTGACTTAGCCGTTACTACAGCAAAATTAGCTGATCTTAATGTAACGACAGGAAAAATAGCTAACCTAGCCGTTACCACGGGGAAGATAGCCCTCGACGCTGTAACGGGAGCACAGCTTGCTAACAACATTGATATCGCAGGAACGCTTGATGTTACAGGGCTGCTCACGGCAGATGCTGGGGTAACCGTAGTTGGTGCGCTTACTTTGGGCGGTACTGCTGTTACATCTACAGCCGCAGAGCTTAATATCCTTGATGGAGTCACTGCTACCGCAGCAGAGGTAAACTACTTAGATATTGCCGTTTTAGGGTTAACACAACCGTCTAAGGCGGTAACGGCAGACGCTAATGGTGTAGTAACGCACGATGCTGGTATCTCTGAAGAGTACACATCGGTTACCTCATCAAGCAACGTAGTTTCCTTGAATTTACAGCTAGGCAACAATTTTAGCCATGACTTGACTGAGAACACTACGATTTCTTTTACCAATCCCGCAGACAGCGGAAAGGTAAGCGCAGCTACATTGCGTATCATACAAGGCTCAACGGCTAGAACGATAACGTGGAACTCAAGCATCAAGTGGGCGGCTGCTACAGCCCCAGTTTTGAGCACGGGGAGCGGTAACGTAGATGTGTTTGTGTTCTACACGGTGGATAATGGTACAACCTACTATGGATTCACAGCCGGACAGGTAATGAGCTAATGACCGTTGCTACTAAAATAATGATGGGCAGTGGTGCTGTAGAAAGTGCCTACGAGATAGAGCAGTCTATTATTTATAACAGTGCCAGCAACTCACAAATGTACTTTGATCCGTCATCAAACTTTACTTCTGAAACAGTATTTACATTCTCAACGTGGGTAAAAAGAGCGAGTACTGGAGCTAGTCAACGCTTGCTAACCGCTGGTTATTATACTGACGCTAATAATCAAAGTGGTATGAGTATACAGTTTCATAGCTCAGACGTATTGCGTGTAAATTTGAAAAGAGTAGGAGGTGTAACCTACAATAATCAAAATATAGAGAGCGCAGCCGTCTTTAGAGATCCTGCCGCTTGGTATCACATTTTAGTGACCAGAAACGGAACTGCAATAAAAGGTTACGTTAATGGAGTTGAAGTATTAAGCGGAACAATGACGGCAAACTCTGTTGTTGGTATACAGAATACTTACCCCGTAATGGTTGGTGTATCTTCTAAACCGACAAGCAGTCCTATCGGCGCGTATGAAAGTTTTAACGGAAATCTAGCAGAAACACATTTTATCGACGGCACTGCAAAAGCAACAAGTGACTTTGGAGAAACCAACGAAGACACAGGACAGTGGATACCCAAAGAATACAGCGGTAGCTACGGCACTAATGGTTTTTATCTAAAGTTTGTAAGCGGTGCTTTAGGCACAGATAGCTCTGGACAAGGCAACACAATGACTGTTGCTAACCTCGCCAACTCTGACGTTGTTCCTGACTCGCCTACGAATAACTTTGCTACGATGAATCCTTTAGTATATCGACCAGCTAATGGATCACAGGGATATTCTGAAGGAAATCTAAAATATGGACAACCAACTGCTAATAGTTGGGGGTTTGGATTTACTACATTAAATGTTAAATCTGGAAAATGGTATGCAGAAATGAGATGTGTATCGGATGTTACTGGTGGAGTTACAGCAGGAGTTAGTAACGTAGGGCATTATGGCCTTCAACATTTTTTAGGTCAAAACCCACAAGATGCAACTGGTCAATGGATATTATATATGTATTATACTGCTAATACCTATTCGAGATTTAATGGTAGTTTAGCTAGTGAAACTTATAGTGCATTTAACTCTGGTCAAATTCTTGGTATAGCTTTAAATGCAGACGATAAAGAGTTAAGTTTTTATGTTGATGGCACGTTACAAAGTTCATTAGGTTCTAGTGGAGTAGTTGATATTTCTACTGGCGGTAGTGCTAACGATGAATGGTCATTTTTTGCAAATACATATTATGGCGCTAGTGGAGCTATGACTTGGAATTTTGGTCAAAATTCATCATTTTTAGGAACAGAAACACCTACATCTAATTCGGATGAAAATGGAGTTGGTGCGTTTCATACAACACCTCCATCAGGCTATTTAGCTCTCTGCACCGCCAACCTCCCAGACCCAGCAATCCCCCTGCCGGAAGAGCATTTTAATACTGTGTTGTACACGGGTAATGAAACGGCTCGTTCGATAACTGGCGTTGGCTTTGAACCTTCTTTCGTTTGGATTAAAGAAAGAAGTGCTAGTGGATCGCATAGATTGTTTGACCAGCCAAGAGGCGTTAACAAGGTTTTACAAAGTGATGCCGCTACAGCAGAGCTTGATAGAACAGAAGTTACCGCATTTAACGCTGATGGTTTTTCTTTGTCTGATTCAGTTACAGTTAATCAAAACGGGGTAACACATGTCTCTTGGAACTGGAAAGGAAATGGATCAGGTTCAACAAACACAGTAGGAAGTTTAGATGCAGTTGTTTCTGCAAATGCAGCCGCAGGGTTTTCAATTGTTACTTATACAGGCAACGGCAGCGCACAGAGTATTGGTCACGGTCTTTCTAAAGACCTAGAGTTTTTAGTTGTAAAAAATAGAGACGCTAATGCTTCTTGGGTTGTCCAAGTTAGCACTACTGTAAATGATTATATGTACTTAAATGGTACTGGCGGCATTCAACAAAGCTCTATATTTGGACTAGACATAACAAGAAGTAATGATGGCACATTTTATTATGGCGGCCCTAATTATATGGGCGCAAACGGCGTTGATTATCTGGCGTATTGTTTTCACTCAATTGAAGGTTATAGCAAAATAGGCTTTTATACCGGGAATGGATCTTCGGAGGGGCCAATGGTTAACACGGGTTTCAAGCCCGCTTGGTTGATGATTAAAAACACATCTAATGCGCAGGATTGGATTTTGTTTGATAACAAAAGAGATCCGTTTAACGTGACTCAACAGTTTCTTTATCCAAACTTATCTGCTGCTGAAGCTGCTGGAGGAGCAAGTGTTTTAGATATGGTTAGTAACGGCTTCAAGTTGCGCGGCACTACTAGAAATAGAAATTATAACGGTGATGTCTATTTATTTATGGCCTTCGCTGATTCACCTTTCAAAAGCGCCACCGCCCATTAAAGCAGGAGAATAATATGTACGCACAAATCACAGACGGGGCGATATCGGCGACAGGTACGCTCAAGCAGTTGTTCCCTAACACCAGCTTTCCCGGCGGCATAGCCGATAGCGATTTTAAGACTGAGAACGGGTTACAAGACGTCGTGCTTGGGGATCAGAAGGACCGTAAGTATTACTTCGTCAATCAAGGCGAGATCACACTAGCGGGAGGTGTAGCGACTCAAGAATTCACTAACACCGCAAAGGCTATCGAGGACGTTGACGCTAAAGACTCAGACGGCAATCAGTTGTATGTGCAGGTCTTTGACCCAGATGAAGGCGATGAGGGGGCAATGGTTGATACAAGCGAGAAGATGATCACCCGTGGACTCAAGTACAGCTTTAAGAACCAAATTAAAGAACAAGCTAACAGCGCACTAGCTGGCACAGATTGGATGGTTATCCGAAAGGCAGAACGCGATGTTCCTATACCCTCTGCTACATCCACGTACCGCGCAGCCGTGATTACAGAATGCGCTAGACTAGAAACAGCAATTACTGGGGCAGCAGATATAGATGCTTTAGCAGTTGTTATGCAGGCACAGAACTGGCCCGAACAAGGATAAAGGAAAAGTAAAATGGGTGGATACTTAGGAAATCAACCGGCAAATGTCCCTTTAACGACATCTCAGTTAGGGACTGGCATAGTCACGACCCCAAAGATAGCAGACTTAGCGGTCACTACTGCAAAGATAGCTGATTTGGCTGTAACTACCGCAAAGATAGCTAATCTAAACGTAACCAGCGGTAAAGTGTCAGACTTAGCGGTAATAACAGCAAAGATAGCTGATTTAGCGGTCACTACTGCAAAGATAGCTGATTTAAATGTAACAACTGGAAAGATAGCGAACTTAGCGATAACGGGCGGAAAACTTGAAACCAACATTGACCTAGCGGGAACTCTGGATGTGACAGGGTTGCTTACCGCAGATGCAAGTGTCTCGGTAACAGGTAATGTAGATATCTTGGCTCAAGGGGATCTTAGGCTCCAAGATTCAGCGGGTGGTCAGTATGTAGCTATGCAAGCTCCCGCCACTATTGGCACTTCTTACACACTGACGCTTCCCGCAGATGACGGAAACGCTGATCAAGTCCTAGCCACAGACGGATCTGGCGTAACAAGCTGGGTGACGAGTGGCGGGCTATATAATGCGTGGCTTATAAAGACAGCAGCATATACTGCCCTTTCTGGGGATCAGCTTATTGCGAATGCGCCTTCAACAGCGTTCACGATAACTTTACCGGCCAGCCCATCAGCCGGCGATACTGTTAGCTTTAAAAACGTCGGAGCGGCTTTGTTAACAGTGGGTCGCAACGGCAGCAACATTCTCAGCCAGGCATCTGACGCTACGATGCCTACGTCAAACGCGGCACAGCTAGTCTTCGTGGATGCCACAATAGGATGGACAGTATTATGAAGGAGATATTGAAATGATTATCG